GTACTATGAAGTGCAAGCTGAGTTGAAAATCATGAAGATGCCAGACAGTAAGTATTCCCTTAAGCCTAAAACACGTAAAAAGAATCCACTAAAGTAAGGACAGAACATGGCATGGGTAGCAGTACCAAATAACCCTCAATGGGAATACAACAACTCACCTTCGGATCCGGGGGTGGGTTCTCCTCATCGTGCACTATGGTTAAAACAAACCAATGGTGTTAGAACATTTGGTTCTGGATCAGGTGCTCATCAGGTGTACACTGAAGTTCGTAAAGTTGGTGACACAACTAGAACTAGAGGTGAACTAAGCAAAACATTCTGGGATAGTCGTGCCTAATGTTATCCTTTAATGAATCAATGCTTACTGAGCAAAAGAATACTCATATGACACACATTGAGGATAAGGTTCTCTATGGTGGTGTTGATGGTACTCGACAAGCTATCAACGCATTGCGTGAGTTACGTGATATGTTAGGTGGTGCTCACAAAGGTAACGTCTCTATCAAATGGGATGGTGCTCCTGCGATCTTCTGTGGGACTGACCCTAATGATGGTGAATTCTTTGTTGCCAAGAAAGGCATATTTAATAAGAACCCCAAGGTATATAAGACTGCCGCCGAAGTTGATGCTGACACTAAAGGTGATCTAGCTGATAAACTTAAGGCGGCATTGAGGTATCTACCATCTTTGGGGATTAAAGGTATAATCCAAGGCGACTTTCTGTTTGGCCCTGGAGACACAAAAAAGGAGAAGATAAACGGTGAAGATCTCATCACTTTTCATCCTAACACTATTGTCTATGCTGTTCCTGCTAATAGTACTGCCGCAAGAGAAATCAAAAGCGCACAAATTGGAATCGTTTGGCACACATCCTATAGCGGTAACGACTTTGAAAGCCTTAGAGCTTCCTATGGAGTAGATGTATCCAACTTCAAGAAATCCCGAAACGTATGGTCACAAGATGCTATGTTAAGAGATATGACATCTATGACAATGACTGCAAAGGAAACTGAGAATGTTACTAAGATCCTTAGCGAGTGTGGTAAACTATTCAATACCATCTCAGGAACAACTCTACGGAGTCTCGAATCGAACAAAGTCCTCGCACAACATATTGAACAGTACAACAACACGTTTGTCAGAAGTGGGACGATCATCAAAAACACAACCACTCATACCGCAGGTCTCATCCGTTGGATCAAAGGCAAATACCAAAAGGAAATAGACAAGCTAAAGACCGAAAAGGGTAAGAACAGACGTAGAGATGCTTTAAACGAGTTATTGTCGTTCTTCTCACCTGCTAACAAACAATCTTTAATTCGTATGTTTGAAATGCAAAAACTTATTGTATTAGCCAAATTAAAACTTATAAATAGTCTTAATATACAAAGTAACTGGTGAAGAGGGTTATGTAGCAATTGATAAACTTGGCGGTGATGCAGTGAAAATCGTTGATCGTATGGAGTTCTCCTACAACAACTTTTCACCCGATACATTAAAAGGATGGGACAAACCAGGAAGATGACAAATGACATTCAGAGATAAAATTCTAGAAAACTTAGAATTCAGAGACTTATCTGAGGATCCATGTTGGGATACTCATAAACAAGTAGGAACTAAAATGAAGGGGGGCAAAGAAGTCCCTAATTGTGTTCCTAAAGAAGAAGTAGTGCAAGAACTCACTTCTGCTGAAAAGAAGCTTATTAATCAAATGTATGACAAAAAGGGTAACCTTACACCTATGGGTAAGAAGGTTATGGCTCATGGTAAAGCAAACAGCAAACTTACTCCTAAAGCAAGAGATGCTGATAATGCGAGACGTAAAGAATACAAAGCATTTCAAAAGAGCAAAGCTAACGAAGCTAAAAAGCCCGGTCTGTGGGATAATATGCATGCTCGTAGGAAAGCTGGTAAACCAAAACTTAAGCCCGGTGATAAGAATTATCCTAAAACTCTTGACATTGAAAAGAGTAAAAAATAATGAAAACCTTTAAGTTGTTCTTAGAACGAAACTACGCCAAAGAGTACGAAAACTACCAAGGCAAGCCTGAGCAAATCGAGAAGCGTTCTTCTCGTAACAAGGCACGTAGACTAATGGCTAAAAAGATGAATGTCAAGGGTAAAGATGTTGGACATAAGGATAATGATCCACTGAACAACGATCCTAAGAACTTGCGTCTTGAAGATCCGTCAGTCAATCGTAGAGAGCCACGTCTTCGTGACAATCCTGTTGAGGAGTCTGTACAAGAGTTTAACGGTCCTCGTAGCAGAGGTCTATTACATCGTAAAGGTGTAAAGGGTACATCTTTTGCAAATAAGATGAATAAAACTCATTCTCAAAACAAAACAGACCAACAGAAAGCCGCCGCTCGTCAGAAAGCCGCCGCCGCAGATCATGCCGCCTTCCGTAAGAAGTATCCTAACATCAAATTCGATGAGGATAATGTTGATGAATTGGCAATGACACTCAAGTCATTACGTAAATCGGGTATTAACAGAAAAGATCTTGACAAACAGACTAAAAGTGTTAAAACAGATCTTAAAGCTCTTCGTAGTAGGTTAAATAAGGTAAAGAAATGAAATCATTCCTAAAATTCCAAGAAGATTGTTACGATCCTAATAAACACCAAGAAGGTACGCCCCAAGCTACTGCACGTGCAAAAGCTATAATGCAACCTAACGAAGAAGTTGAAGATGTGGATGAAGTTTTATCCATTAAACAACGTAGGGATCGTGGCATAGCGGCACGTAAGAATAAGACTAAAATGAAGATGGGTCGCAGAAGAGCGGCAAATAAGATAGCTTCTACTGATAAACTGAAGAAACGTGCACAAAGACAGGCTCGTAACCAAATGGCTCTTAAGATTGCCAAGGACGGTCCTAAAAAAGACATGACTCCTGCACGTAAAGCAGAGATTGAGAAGCGTTTAAATAAGATGAAACCACGTATAAATAATATTGCAAAACGTATGATGAAAGATGTACGTAAGGCAGAGATAGCAAGAAAACGTGGAAAGTAGTATTACTTATGGCAATCGCATCATTTAGCCAGTTCTTAGTTGAAGAGGAACAAGCTGTTTATTTTACCTTTGGTAGAATGAATCCTCCGACTATTGGTCATGAGAAATTATTGAAGAAACTGGCATCAACTGCGGGTAGAAATCCTTATAGGGTGTATCTATCACAAAGCCAAGATAAGAATAAGAATCCTTTGTCATACAAAGACAAGGTAAAGTATGCTCGTAAGATGTTCCCAAAGCATGCTCGTCAAATTATGATTAATAATAAAGTTAAGACGGTATTTGATATTGCAACAACATTATATAACGATGGTTTCAAAACTATCGTAATGGTTGTAGGATCTGATCGTGTAAACGAATTTGATATACTATTGAATAAGTATAATGGAACCAAGTCTAGACACGGTTTCTATAACTTTAAGAAGATAACAGTCGTATCGGCTGGTGAAAGAGATCCAGATGCAGACGGTGCTGAAGGCGCATCTGCTAGTAAGCAAAGAGCAAGTGCAAAAGCAAACGACTTTACAACTTTCTCCCAAGGTCTCCCTAAACCATTAAGCAATTCTGATGCAAAGAAACTGTTCAGTGATATCCGTAACGCTATGGGTATTAGAGAGCAAGCATCATTTAGGCACCACGTAGAACTCGAATCAGTTTCTGAGGAACGTGAAGCCTTTGTTAACGGAGACCTATTCACGGTAGGAGAGTCCGTCATAATAAAAGACACCAATGAGGTAGGTAATATCTCAGTACTTGGTGCCAACTATGTTATTGTCGAGACAGCCACAGGACGTACACGTCAATGGTTGAAATCGGTAGAAAAGATAGAATCGGTTGTTGAACCTGTTAAAGAGGAAATAACTAAATCTGAGACCCTTGCAAAATATTCATTTGCAAGTTACGTTAAAATATATCCAGATGGGGGAACAAGTGATAAGTTTTAAAAAGTATATGGCTGAAGCAAGGGGCGAAGATGCCAAAGGCCATAAAATAGCAACCAAAGATGGTGCTGGAATGACTAAGAAGGGTGTTGCGGCATATAGACGTAAGAACCCAGGAAGTAAACTCCAGACCGCAGTTACTGGTAAAGTCAAACCCGGCAGTAAAGATGCTGGTCGTAGAAAATCATTCTGTGCTCGTATGAGTGGAGTTAAGGGTCCTATGAAAGACGAAAAAGGCAGACCTACTCGTAAAGCCATGTCTCTCAGAAGATGGAAGTGTTAAATCATGTCAGATATAGATTGGAAGAAACGCTTAGATCGGATCGAAACAAAGATGGATAAGATGAGCGATGTCTTAGTGTCATTGGCTCGTTTTGAAGAGAAAATGGACGCTTACAACGAATATAGAGAACGTTCATGGGATCGTATGAACAAGTTCTCAGAGAAGCTTGATGTAATTGAAAAGATGTGCGATGATAATGCTCGTACTGTACAAACTATTAATAAACTATTCTGGATAGCAATTGTTGCTATTTCGGGATCAATCGCCGCCCAATTGTGGATGTAAAGGAAAATCACATGGATAAAGATGTAATGACAAAGTTGGGCGATGCATACGCAGAAGTCCAAGAAGCAAATGCAAAACAAAGAGCATTGGCGAAAGCCGCTAAAGATGCTAAATCAAAGGACAAAGTGTCTCTTAAGAAGGCACCTTGGGACAAGAAGGAAGAAGTAGAAGAAGATGCTTCTAACGACAAGTCTGATGATGGTGAAGGTCTGGATAAAGCAGATCCTAAAGCCGCTAAGAAGAAGTTCAAAGATCGTAAAGATAAAGATATCGATAACGATGGTGACACTGACTCGTCTGATGAGTACCTTCATAAACGCCGTAAAGCTATTAGTAAAGATATGGCTAAGGAAGAAAAAGACGAAACTACTCCTTGTTCTGAGTGCGATGGATCAACAGAGAACCACGCAAAGGATTGTCCAAAGAACCCTGATGTTAAAAAGGGTGGATCGGAGAAAGCAGTTATGAATCCTAAAGCTGATACTAAAGTCGAAACTAAAGAAAATAAGAAATGGGTTGTTTACAACCGTATCATGGAAAAGGCACGTGCTGACCAGACTAAGAATGCTGTCAAAGCTATGGATCCAGAAGATAATCAATCTGGTGAAGAGAAGAAGTTTGTTGATGACCACGAAAAGATGGGAGTTGCAGACAAACAGTCAGATGTAGCTGATATCGCAGTAGCAATCAAAAAGAATAAACAAGCTATCGATAACCCAACTAAACCAGCCGCACTTCGCCCTGGAGACAATAAGCAAGGTGACTTGAAGGCTGATAAGCCAGAAGGAAAAATGTAAATGATTAAACCCCCACAGTGGTGCTCAAAGGCTATTCCAACTGTTCGTGGATGGAAACATCACGCACGTAGAGAGATCTTGAAGCCTATGCGCTTCACTCAAGAACAGGTAGATGAATATATGAATCATATTAATGGTGAACCAGAAGTAATCGTGGAAGTTCCTACAATCGAAGAACCAGCTATGTTAAACGAAGCACCTGTTCCGGGTAATTTGGAAGACATGACTAAGGTACAACTTGAGGCATTAGGTCGTCAAAATGGTATCGAACTTGACCGTAGGAAGGGTAAAAAAACTTTGATAGATACAGTTAAGAAAGTACTGAAATCATAATCAAAGTGAAGTAGTCTATGGAAATACAATTAACTGAGGATAACATCCCACTATATGCCGCCAAGCATTATTACAATCCACTTGGATCGGATCATGAAGAGTTTATAGAAGACTTAAAGAGACTGAAATACGTTAAGCGGTTGGTGAACAGATTTACTGAAACAGGATATCTGGCTGACCGCCTAATACTCAATCATCTGATTGTTATTCATAATGTGTTCGGTGTACAGCCAGGTGTGGCTATGTTGAGGATCAAATTGACAGATGACCAAATGTGTGTCATTAAACCCTTCTTGGTTTTTCTACGGTACATTACGAATGAAGAAATCACTAATGTGCCTATGGATCCTATAGTGGTCGAAAGGTTAAGGAATATATAAATGGGCATACTATCAAGAGCAGGAGACCTAGTCTATACATTGCGTTTTCTCAGGCTTTTAACAACGCCTTTTGAGAACACGACTGCGTATGAGATGGGTCTTATTGATGATAAAGGTAAGGTTCTAAAGAAAGCTTCTACACCAGAAGAAAAGAGTGCACACAATGCATTCCATAAGCTCGTATTTAATATTAAGAAACTAATACCAGGAAAACGATTTGGTTCGTATGCCGCCGCACTATATCTTCTTAAAGAGAAGTATGGAGTATCTAACTTCGAAAAGATCTTAAAGGAGAGTGGTATAGATACACTAGACTTTATGGCAGAAGATAGTGAGTGGTTTGTATTAGAGAATAAACAATTATCCCCTGGCGTGTACAGGGTAAATGGTGACAAAGTAATTAATGATACATGTGAAGAAGTTGTTACCAAAAGAGATCAGGTAAGAATTAAAGAAGACTCTTTCCCTATCGGAGATGTCCTAGGATTGGACATTTATGAGGTAACTCATATGAGAACAGGTAAAGAGATCTACATCACGGCAGGAGAATTAATCAGATGATTAAAGAAGATGCACCTACTAACTCAGTGGCACATGGCGGTGTTGATATGGCACCCAATGCAGTACCTAAACCTAAAGAGATTAGTGTAACAGATAAAAGACATTCTAAAAAGAAACAACCAGTGTTGTTAAAGAGATTTAGAAAGTTTCAAGAGGGTTGGAAGAATGGCTAAAGTATACCTATTCATAATCCTAGTATCTATCTTAGGATCCAGTGGATATGGTGGATACAGATATTACTTATGGTCCCAAGAGACTATGAACACACTTCGTGAGAACAATGTGAAGTTAGAAGCTGTTACAGTTACACAGGCTAACACCATCAAAGAGATGACAGAGAATGCAGAACGTAATGAAGCATTAAATGCAAACCTAACTAAAGCACTACAGAACTCACAAGTACACTTGGATGCTTTGAGAAGTAAATTCTCGAAGATTGATTTAACTATGGAAGCTATAACAAACCCACAAGGTTTGGAAGAAAGGGTTGACAATGCAGTCGCTAGACTTATTAAAAGAATTGAAGATGAAACATCTCCTCCTACTGACACCGATGATGCTGATGGGGTGTCTGGGCAGTAACGTAGAACCGAAGGTAATTACGCAAACAGAATTTGTGCAACAATCTGTGCCTATCCAAGCCAGACCTAAAGGTGTGGCTATGCCACCTGTAGATTGGTATGTGGTTAATGGAGATAACGTTGACGAATTCCTACAGAGAGTTCAAGACGATACTGGACAACCAGTCTTCTTTGCTATTACACCTAAAGGATATGAGAACCTAGCACTAGGCATTGGTGACCTACGCCGATACATCAAAGACACTCAGGCTATTGTTGGATACTATGAGGAAGCTCTAGATCCAAAGGAAGAGCCAACTGAGGAATAGTGTCACATGTAGTGAATTAATTTGATTATTTACTACATTTAGCTATTTACAAAGACTCAATAATGCTATATAATACTACCAATTGGGATGAGTATCCTCTCATCCCATTTTCTATGGAGAATCCCCTACATGCTGTTCGAAGAACAAATTTCAAGAAAGCCAGATCTCTATCCATGGACTAAACAGTTCATTGAGGCGATATGGAAAGGCTTTTGGACACCCGAAGAATTCAATTTCCGCTCAGACTATTCACAATTTAAAAATGATTTAACTCCCGCAGAACAGCAAGTTGTTGTTAAAACAATGTCTGCAATTGGTCAGATCGAAATCGCAGTTAAATCCTTTTGGGCAGATGTAGGCAATAACTTACCACACCCATCAATCAAAGATCTTGGTTACGCTATGGCTAACTCAGAAGTCATTCACAATATGGCATATGAAAAGATCCTAGACGTATTGCATCTTACTCATGTATTTGAGGAGAACCTAAACGTTGACGTTATTAAAGGTCGTGTGGATTATCTTCGTAAGTACAATAAGAAAGTTTACAAAGATGCACGTAAACAATACATTTATTCAATTGCCCTCTTTACATTGTTTGTAGAAAATGTTAGTCTGTTCTCGCAGTTCTATATCATTATGCACATGAATCGTAATAAGGCAGTGATGAAGGACTGTGCACAACAAGTACAATATACACGTAATGAAGAGATGCTACATGCTCAAGTGGGTATCAAGCTGATTCAAACATTGCGTGAAGAGTATCCAGAATTGTTTGATGATGAAATGGAACAGCGTATCAAAGAAGAGTGTGTAGAATCTCTACGTGCAGAAAGCAAAGTAATTGATTGGATTATGGACGGACACTCTGCACCCGGACTAAGTGCTGATATCCTAAAGTCTTTCATTGCAAAACGCATGGCAGACAGCATGGATTCTATTGGCATAGATAGTTCTGAAATCGTATATGATGAAGGACACATTGAAGAGACTTTTTGGTTTGATGAAGAACTGTATGGTGCAAACATGACAGACTTCTTCCAGAAACGTCCTGTTGAGTATGCAAAAGGTAAAGGCATTTCCGCCGATGACTTATTTTGAGGAGTAGATAATGGGCTTTGAATGGGCTAACGAAGATTCACGGACATTCCTGTCTCGTGGATACATTGACGGTAACATGACCGTTGAAGAAAGAGTACGTAACATTGCACAAGCGGCAGAGAAGTCTCTTGGCATTGAAGATACAGGTTGGAGTGATAAGTTCTATGACTATATGAGTCGTGGTTTCTATTCACTATCAAGTCCTGTATGGGCTAACTACGGAACACAAAAGGGATTACCTATCTCATGTAATGGTGTGTTCATTGATGATGACATGGAAAGCATCTTAGGTAAGGTTGCTGAAGTTGGAATGCAAACAAAGATGGGTGCAGGAACTTCGGGTTACTTTGGTGCATTACGTTCACGTGGCACACCTATCAAATCAGGTGGTACGGCAGATGGTCCTGTACACTTTATGAACTTAACTGAAACTACTGTAGATGTGGTTGCACAGGGTAATGTTCGTAGAGGATCCTTTGCGGCATATCTTGACATTGAAAGTCCAGACATCATGGAGTTCCTTGAGTGTCGTGAAGAGGGTTCTTCTATTATCAATCTAAGCCTTGGTGTTACGATTGGTGATGAGTGGATGCAGTCTATGATTGATGGAGATGCTGACAAACGTACCATTTGGGCAAGGATCTTACGTAAACGCCGTGAAAGTGGATACCCTTACTTGTTCTTTAAAGACACAGTAAACAATGCACGTCCTAAAGCACTACGTGATCAGAATATCCCTATTTGGGCATCTAACCTATGTTCAGAGATTGCACTACCATCATCAGAAGATGAATCATTTGTATGTAACCTAGCTTCTATGAATTTGCTCAAGTATGACGAGTGGAAAGAAACAGATGCTGTTGAAGTTATGATCTGGTTCCTTGATGCAGTTATGGAAGAGTACATCGAAAAGACTGATGGTATCAAGTTTATGGAAGCATCAAACAATTTTGCTAGACGTTGGAGAGCATTAGGTCTTGGTCAACTTGGTTGGCATTCATATCTACAATCTAGAATGATCCCATTTGAGTCATTTGAAGCACATATGCTCACCGTAGAGATTTCTAAGTTTATTGAAGATCGTTCCCATGCCGCATCTAAAGAGTTGGCTATCGAATATGGCGAACCAGAAGGTATGCTTGGTTATGGTATGCGCAATCTCACAACTTGTGCAATTGCTCCGACAACAAGTTCTTCTTTCATCTTAGGTCAAGTATCGCCATCTATTGAACCGTTAGCATCTAACTACTTCACTAAAGATCTTGCCAAAGGTAAGTTTACATATCGTAATCCGTATCTTGATGCAGTGATTAACGAATACCCTGTAGATCATAAAGAAGTATGGATGTCTATCCTAAAGCATGGCGGATCTGTTCAGCACCTAGACTTTCTTTCTGATAACGAAAAGAGTGTATTTAAGACGTTCAGTGAAATCACACCACTAGTAATTGTCCAACAGGCAGGTGCAAGGCAGAAATATATAGATCAAGCACAAAGTTTAAACATTATGATTCACCCCGATGTATCCGCTAAAGATGTAAATGCATTGATTATTGAGGGTTGGAAATTAGGTGTTAAGACGTTTTATTATCAGAGGTCTGCTAATCCAGCACAAGAACTGGTAAGAGACATCATGAACTGTGCGGCATGTGAGGCATAAGAAGGAACACAATGGCAAGAGCAACTAAGATTGAATGTCCGATATGTGGCGAAGAGACACTAGTGGAAGTAATATCAGGCGAAGACCCCAACCACTGTCCCATGTGTGGACATCCAGTTATTATTGAAGAAGACGGATATGACGAGGAAGATGACTACTAAATAGCACTGTAATATGAGGTGATCTATGTGGTTATATGAAAATAAAGAATTTAAGCCCACCCACGAGGAGTTATCCCAATGGGTGGGTTTTGTGTATGAAATTACTGATACCGCTAACGGTATGAAGTATATCGGTAAGAAGACCTTTTGGTCTAAACGCCGACTAGCCCCACTCAAGGGAAAGACTAGAAAACGTATCGTAGTAAAAGAATCCGATTGGATGGAATACTACGGATCCAACGAAGCAATCAAACAAATACTGACAGAAGACGTTGCAGAACGTTTTAGCCGTTCTATCGTGCGTTTATGTACAAGTAAGGGGGAAATGTCTTATATGGAAGCTAAAGAACAATTTGATAAAAACGTCCTTTTTGACCCGAATTATTATAATGAATTCATAGGGTTAAAGTGCCACTCAAAGCACGTTTCCCATTTAGCCCCGGAAATGATCAATGGTAGACGTTAAAAGAGCTAACGAACTGCATTGGGCAGTCAAAGGTCATCTGATACCAGAGGTATATGACTTAGACGAAATCCAAAGGATCTATGATAGCTACCTGTTACGTATGTGGGGAAACCACGAATACTGTTATAGATTAGAAGGTTTCGAAGAAGCTTGGGAAGAACGTCAAATGCGAAAGGTTGTAATGAAAGGTTACGATTAACACTTGACACGCTATTTGTCATATGCTATATTAGTTATGATAACAAATAGGAGTGATTCGAATGGATGATATCATAACATATAAAGGTCAAGAGTTTGACGGTATTCATGGAGGACCTTTTGACAGGGGCATTATGGATTCTTATTATCGTAGGGGTTATAGTCCTCACAAGTATCCTAACGGAACTCACAACCTACCACGTATCGATAAAGATAATGGGCTGACTGCCGATGAGACTCATGCATACTGTATGGGATTTGAATATAATGAAGAATGTGGAGATTATAAAGAATGGTAAAACAGAAAATGTTTGTTGCAAAATACATGCTATTTAATGGTGTATCCAAAGAAGCTTACTTTACATCGAATAAAGAAGCAATGAAATGGGTTACTGAAGCAAATAGTAGTAATCTACTAGAAAGCTTTATCATCGATAATCGTGATGTTGGAATGGAAGAGTTCATATGATATTAATTGATTACAATGCTATTGCGGTAAGTACGTTTCTATCGTCAAAGGTAGATCCAACTGAAGATGCTTTACGGCATATGATTCTTAACCAGATCCGTATGTATCGTGCCAAATACTTTAAAGAGTTTGGTGAGGTATGTATTGTTGCTGATGGTACAGGAAACTTCCGCAAAGATATCTTTCCACAATACAAACATAAGCGTAGGAAGTCACGTGACGAAGGTAGTATTGATTGGAATGAAGTGTTTCGTTGTATCAATCTTATTCGTGATGAGATCCGTGATAACTTTCCATATCGAGTCGTACATCAAGAAGGTTGTGAGGCCGATGATTCTATTGCGCAAATTTGTTACAACACACAAGAGTTTGGTTGCTATGAGCCAGTGATGATTATATCTGGTGATAAAGACTTTGCTCAACTACAAACACTGAAGAATGTGCAACAGTATTCTCCTGTCACAAAAAAGATGATAGTAGAGCCAAACCCACGTTTCTTTTTAGAAGATCATATCCTTAAAGGTGATGCTTCTGATGGTGTTCCTAATGTACTGAGTGACGATAATGTGTTTGTTGATGAACGTAGACAGAATACCTTAACTGCTAAAAAGAAAGCAATGCTTATGGAAGATCCATCTGCACTAGGAGACGAAGTCCTACGTAACATACATCGTAATCGTAAGCTGATAGACCTCAAAGAGTGTCCAGAAAGTGTAAAACAAGATATTATAAATAACTACGATAGTCAAGACCCTTCAGCTAATAATACTAAGGTTCTTAATTATCTCTTGACTAATCGATGTAGATTATTAATTGAAAGTGTAGGAGAGTTTATTTAACATGACACTAGTTTATGAAGTTCTGCAAGACGTTCTAAATGCAGAGACAAAAGAGGATCGAATTAAGATTCTTAAAAAGAATGAATCATGGCCTTTAAAGGACATTATTCGTGGAACCATGGACGAGACAGTAAAGTGGAATTTACCAAAAGGTGCTCCACCATATACGCCTAACGTAGAAGGTTCCGCACCATCATCCCTAGCAAAACAACATAAGAAGTTTGTCAACTTTGTAAAAGGTGGACCCGGTGACAACTTGCCGCCTATTCGAAGAGAGAACTTGTTTGTTGAAATCTTAGAAGCCATACATCCCAAAGATGCGCTCTTGGTGATTGATATGATCAATAAGAAACGGATGAAGGGTTTGACCCGAAAAGTTGTTTATGAATCCTTCCCAGGATTACTCAAGGATGCCTCTGGCTAATGAATAACCAAAAACTGTAACCAACTAACCGAGGTCATCCCATTAATGGGTTGGCCTTTTTTACTTTAAGGAAAACTAACTAATATGATATCAGCACAAATTGAGCGTCTCAAAAGAGACTCACGTGAACTAACAACATATTCAAAGAAACTGGCTAAAAAGGGTAGAAGCGACTTAGTCCATAAGATTATGTTAAAGAAAGAGTTCATTGATCAGCACATAGCGGATGTAGTGTCGGAGCAAAATAAGTTAAATTAATCTAAAGGAATCGCTTGACACCTTTGCTGATTGTGTGTATAATAAGATAACATTGTTAGCAAAGGTGGAGAGTATTATGAATATCTTTATATTAGATAAGTGTCCTGTCAAATCAGCACAGATGCAGTGCGATAAACATGTAGTTAAAATGATCCTAGAAAGTGGTCAAATGCTATCTACTGCACACCGTATGTTAGACGGTAAACTAACAAAACGTCCATCACAATCAGGCAAGACTATGTCTAAGTATTGGGAGCTATCAGATCCTATTATGGAAAAAGCACTATACAAAGCTGTGCATACTGGTCACCCATGTACTGTATGGACTATGGAAACTAATTCTAATTACAATTGGCATTACAAACACTTCATTGCTCTATGCGATGAGTATACCAAACGTTATGGTAAGGTGCACATGACAGATACTAAACTGCGTGATATACTACGCCGCCCACCTGTAATGACTAACTACAGTAATGAGCGCACACCTTTTAGACTTGCTATGGGTGCATCACCAGAATGTATTGACCATTCAGATCCTATCGGTTCATACCGTAAGTTCTATCAAACCAAGCAAGAGCGTTTCTCTATGACTTGGACTAACTCTATCGTTCCAGATTGGTTTAGATATAACGTAGCTATATAAGAGCATAACAGATAATGGATGGATCATGCCAGTATATACAATAAGAGACAAGCATAGCGGTGAAGAGTGGGATACCGTAATGTCATTTGGTGCTCTACAAGACTATCTCGAAGAAAACCCCAACTTAGTTCAAGCTTTATCAACACCCAAGATTGTTGCACAAACAGGTGGTACGTTGTCTAGAACATCAGATGGTTGGAAAGATCATCTAAACAATATGCATAAACATGCGGGACGAGAAAGTAAAATTAAAACATGAGTCGGAAGCAGACTACCAAGAGCATGATCCTACGTTTGGATAACATGTCAGAATTTGAACCTATTACCGACAATCAAGCACTAGCATGTGAAGCATGGGAAGAAGGAGACAATCTTGTTTTATCAGGATCAGCAGGAACAGGTAAGACTTTTCTTGCTATCTCTTTAGGACTTGAAGAAGTTCTTGACAAAGAGACAGAATATGATAAACTAACAGTTATAAGATCTATTGTTCCAACAAGGGACATTGGGTTTTTGCCAGGAAATGAAGACGAAAAGAAACAAGCGTATGCATCACCCTATATGGGTATCCTAACTGAGTTGTTCCAAGACAATCAGGCATGGATGAAGCTACAGGCTTCTAACAGCATAGCGTTTGAAAGTACGTCATTCATTCGTGGTATTACATTAAATGACACGATTATTGTCGTTGACGAAATGCAGAACTTGACCTTTCACGAGTTGGATTCGGTTATCACTCGTATTGGCAACAACTGTAAGATTATCTTCTGCGGAGATTTCCATCAGTCGGATTTCCGCTTTGAAGACGAGAAGAATGGACTGCCACCTTTTTTGAATATTCTTGAGCAGATGAGAGACTTCACGACTGTAAATTTTGATTGGAAAGACATTGTACGATCAGGTATTGTACGAGACTATATAATGACTAAGGAAATGAATGGAATAAGGTAATGGCTAAATTTGCTAGGTACGATCCAAGAAACAAGAAGATGAATAGGAATAAGACGAAAGCAATCAATAAAGATTTCCGTATTAAACCTATTGAGAAGAAAGTGAAAGATATAAAGAATGAGGAAGTTCAATCACACTCCACTGGACTTAGGGTATGAAGATTTACTTGCTGAAACCGCATCAACTGGTAGAACGTATGTATGTCCAGAAGGTAATAGATATCCTAGTATCACCACTGTGCTATCAATACTCAGTCGGGACTCAATCGCAAAATGGCGAAAAAAAGTAGGTGAAGAGGAAGCTAATAGGGTTTCACATCGTGCTTCTACAAGAGGTACGGCAGTTCACGACATTGTTGAAAAGTATTTAGATAATGAAAACATAGATCCAACTAAATATACATTAGATGTAATACAAAGTTGGATGAACCTTATGCCCATCTTAGATGAGCGTATTGGCGACATCTTTATTCAAGAAGCTCCACTCTACTCCAAACATCTTGGTGTGGCAGGTAGAGTTGACTGCGTTGGATACTTTGATGGTGTGCCTAGTATAATTGATTTTAAAACGAGTAAAAGACCGAAGAAACGTGAATGGGTAACAAGTTATTTTGCACAAGAAGCCGCATATGCAATTATGTGGGAAGAAAGAACTGGAATGCCTATCACAAACCTTGTAACAATAATGGATGTAGATGGACATGAACCTGTCGTATATAAAGAACACCGTGATACTTGGGTCCCCAAGTTACTTGAGACAATTGATCTCTACTGGAATGACAAAAAGAAAAACACTCTCAATTAAACAATGGGAACGTAAACGGAATGGGAAGATGAACCTTGTATGGATGCTTGGTTCATTCTACTGTTTAAACAACTGGACTGATTGGAAACTAGGAAAATGAATATCTTCTCCATCTTAAACCTACGTACTGAATTTGATGAAGTTATGCGTAAGTCTAATAAGTCATGTAAAAGTGATATAGATAGTTTAAGAGCTTTTGTAAAGCAATGTACTAGACCGTCTAAGGCATGTGTATTGGCTAAAGCTATTATAGGAGAAATCAATGGAACAGAAACCAAATTCGTTCGGGGTGACACCAAAGGTACTATGCGCAGACTCTGACCTTAATAAGGCAGACAGTAATAACGATGGTGTTATCACAGACGCAGAAATAGCTCGTCAAGAGAGAATGATTCGTCTCGAAAACGAAGATAAAAAAGAAGATGCCCAACGACAAATGGCTTGGTTTTGTCTTGTGGGAATGCTTGGATATCCGTTTGCAGTTATCCTAGCCGTTGTGTTTGGAGTAGACAGTGCCGCTAAAATCCTAGGAGATATGGCGGGCGTATATTTCATTGCGGTTGCAGGAATAATTGCGGCATTCTTTGGTGCCGCCGCTATCAAGTCTAACGCCGCCGCCAAGAAGTAATTATGAAAGTTTGTTATGAAAAGATTAATCTATCAAGTGTATGTTGGGGCAAGATCTAACTTATACGATTGGTGTACTGAAAGTGTAAAGGCATATGCAGAAAGCATTAATGCCGATTATATCTTACAGACAATGCCCAAACTGTTTATCAAACCAGATCCCTTTACTACTAATCGTAGTGAGGGTGCTTCTCGTTTAGGATACCTTCCTATCTTTGAGAAAGAGAATGCCTTTGAGTATTTCCCTGAGTATGATCAGATAGCTATCATTGACAGTGACATCTACATTCGTGAGAACTCTCCCAATGTATTTGATGAGATAGGTGATAACGACTTCGCAGGTGTCTATGAACGTGAGATGCCAGTCACTCCCGAATACGCTAATAAGATCCGTAACTATTCTAGAATGCAGTATAGTTCTCTTGACGGTCAGTCAGGTATGGACTTCGACTTCGATCATCCTAATGGTGGTGCGTTTATGAATATGGGCATGATGGTCATGAATAAATCGTTCTCAAAACAATTAAATGGTATGTCACCCAAAGAGTGGATCACCCAACCTATGTTTAAAGCATTCGTTGATGGTAAGGGTACGTGGAAGTGGTCAACAGATCAGACACTGCTTAACACATTTATTAACATGAATAAGATCAGTGTAAAACATCTTGACTATAAGTTCAATGCATTGTATACTGCAATTCCTAATGACTATTTGAAAGAAGCACATTTTATCCACTTCTTCCTTAAGGATAAGCTTCCTAACAGAGGTGAGAATGTAGAGGAGCTAAAGCAAATTGTCTAATCTAATATATCAATACTATCAAGGGAATGTAACTACTGGCATATGGGCAGGGGTTAAACTCATGAAAGCCTATGCTGAAAGAATTGGTGCTGAGTACATTTTTGATAACAATCCAAATTGGATACACACCACACTATCTCCATACTATGGCGCATTTCGTCCAGTGATTGATCCTGAGTTTAATAAGTATGACAATATCCTATTTGCAGATTGTGATATCATTCCTATTGATGGCCTTACTGATAACATCTTTGATGAGATGGATGATCACGATCTATTGCTTGCCGAAGAATGGAACCAACCAGAAGCAAGAGCCAAATATAATGTTGGTG